AAATTGATGGGCTTTTACACCCATCAATAATTTAAATTTAGCTATTCTTTTTAGAAACGTATGCTATAAAGTTAATACCTGTAGTGTGAGTTCCTGTGAGATCCACAGCAAGAAGCAAATAACGATAAGAAACACCATTAAAAACATTCGAAATAGGTATCTCGTATCTGCCAACACCTACATCTGTGTCAGGACTAACCGTAGGAGCAGCAAACAAAGTCGCAAGACCAGCAGCATCTCCTAAAGGAAAAGAAATTCCTGTTACCACACCAGAAGCGTGGGTAGAACTATTAGAATACATAGTTTGAATATTATAAACCTCGTCACCACCAGCAACATCGACAGCAGTTGCATTGATAACCAAAGTTCCGTTACATCTTCCTTCTCCAAGATCTATAATTGCATCTGAACTATCAACCTGTGTTGCATTTTCATTAGCAGCTAAAAGACCTGCATCTTTTAACTCAAGATCTTCGTCAAAAGTATATGATTGTTTTCCTATTGTAGCCATATTATTATTTTAAACCTCCTTAGTTTAATATTAAGCTGTTATTGCAGCATTTGAAATTCCATAAACTCGTACAGCAGCTTTTGGATGATAAATACAAATACCATTGAACCATTCAACTCTAGTTCTTTTGGCTGGTTTAGTTTGAAGTTCGCCTAAATCAGTTACTTTAGGATCAGAACCTTGAATACCCTGTAGTTTACCATCACCAAGAGAAACAATATAAATACTTGTTCCTGTAACAGCTCCAGCTCCTGGACATGTTTCATTAAATCCAAGAATTGAAGTTCCAGTATTATCTTCATCTACTATCACTATAGGAAGATCATTATAGATAGCAACTTGACGGCCAAAATCATCTTTTTCCCATCTAAGATCACCAGCTACACCAGACGTACGGGCAGCTACAGAGAATTTCCTTCTCATAGCTTTACTCATAAGAATATGAGTACCCCCTTCACAGGCATCAATAGCTTCATCCATTATGGAAAGAGCCAAAGGATCTCCACCACCTGTACTACCAGCAGCTATAAGTTGACTTCCTGTTATTCTAGCTTGCAGACCATCAAATTCTTTAGGGGCGGTTGATTGATCCCCTTTAATAAATGTCTTTGTCCAAGACAAAGCCAATGCTTTCATTTTCATAACTTCGTGTACTGATCTTTGACTCTTTCCCATTGTTTCAATAAGAAAGTTATCCACATCCAAATCACCACCAGCAATTACAAGTGGCTCAGTAACAGGATTAACTACACCAGTACTTTCTGAATATGCTTCGTTTATTCCCCTGAAACCTATTCCAGGAAGAGTTTGTTCTTGATTATATCTAAGAGCGGAACCCGCTATTGTTATAAAAGGTAATACTCTTAAAATATCTGAACTTTTTGCATAAAGTTCTATAATAGCTGATCTTAAAGGATCACCTGAATATAGTTTACTCGATTCCACAAGTGTGAGTGCCATTTTATACCTCCATTAAAGTATAATTTAATATTTAATTTTCGTTTCATTCTTCTAGTCTCTCGCAACATTTAATCGTTCTTCAGCACTCATAGCCATAAAATCTATGCCTTTAGCGCCTTTTTTGTTTGAATTAGATTGTCCGCCAGGGTTAAGGTTATTAACCAGATGGTGTAAATTATCATTCTGATTTACCCATCTTTTAAAAAGTTCTTTGGGAGTTCCTTCTGTTAATTCGATATCACCTGATTTCTCGTTGACAAGATTTAAAGCTAATCTCGTTTGAAAATCCCCTGTTGGTTTACCATCTGTTCCCAATACTTCTACTACAGAAGCTTTTCCTTCTCTTTGTAGTAATATTGCAGTTTGTTCTGGATTACAAAGCACTGTGTCTCCAAAAGATGAAAAAATGTCATTTGTTATAGTCGTTTCTTGAAATCGTCCTTTCCACATTTCAGTATCCGTTAAAGCATTTTTCATTCTGATTTCGTGCTCTGCTATTTTCCGTTTAGCGTTTGTTTGTGCTTTTTCTTCTGCTGTCATAGAAGCTTCTTTAATTTTTTGGAGTTCTCCTCTTACTTCTGCTAATTCAGCATTATCCCCTTCTAGTTTTTCAAGCAAGGGCTTATACTGACCTTCAATAGCATTACGAGTCGAACTGATGATGTGCCCTAAATAAGGCTCTAATTCAGTTGGTATTTTAAGTGTTTGTCCATTAATTGGATCTTTCTTTTCTACAGTAGCCCCAGTAAACAAAGGTGCTTTAGAAGGGATTCCTGTGTCTATCGCTACTCCTGCATCTCCTTCTGTTCCCATTACTCCTGCATCTCCTTCTGTTCCTGCTCCAGTATCAGGGGCAAGAAATCCTGCATTAAATTCGTGCATACTTCTGTTAAAATGTTTCATTCCTTATCACTCTCCGTTTTAGTAATTGTTTTTGTTGACTCTCTCTCGATTTCTGCTAACTCTTCTGCTGTTGTTACTACAGGAACCTCAATAGTATCCTCTGCTTCGATTTCTGCATAAATCTCCTCCAATTCCGTTTGTGGAATTTCTCCCGTAAGTAGATTCTTAACAATCAAAGTAATGGCTGTTTTCCTGAGTTTTCTATATGGAAGGATAAGTAATTCACTTAACAAATCCATCTTTATTTGAATATCTTCATCTGCATAATGTGTGGTATAATGCACTTCAGCATTACTCTCAGCACCAGTCCATTTAGCAGCGGTTGAAAATATCCATTCCTCAAAACGAGATAAAGTGTTAGATCCCGTAGTGAGTAGTGTGCGAACCTTTTGAAAATCTATCTTCTTAGATATACCAGATTTAACATAATCCTTAGTTTCATCTGTATCCATTCCTATCTTTTTCAATATCTCAGCTATATAAAACTCAATCGCTTTTAGGAAAGGCGAGATGTCCTCTAAAGTAGCTCCATCAAAATTAGGGGGTTTAAAAGAACCTGGATATGGTATAGCGGACAAAGCACCAATCCCACCAGCAACCATAGCAGGGGGCAATGTCCCGTCAACAGTAGGATACATTAGTACCTTAAATGACCCACTGGCAATCATCTCATCCATTTCGGATAATTTGTTATATATTAATTGACTGATCATAGCTGGATCTTCAAATACAGATTCCGCTATGAAATCAGAGTTATCGTCTTTCCAATTTATGAACCTAAAAGGAACATATCCTACATTATGAGGTTGTTCTGGATGAGCAATAACAGAATCACCTTGTTTTTCTTTAACGAGTTCAAAATCCTGAAAAGTTGACCGTGTCCATAATCTTCTTATTTCTATATCTACCCCTTCTGAAAAAGGATCGTCATTGTCATGATAAGTATTATCAAGTAATACCCAATCGAGTAAACCATCATCCCCTATGTTAAAATCAACAATACTGAAAGGAAGGTACATGACACAATAAGGATCTAATCCCATATCCTTTCTATCCTTCATGGTAGGAGCTTCTTCCAACGTAAAAGAAGGAGAGTCCACTAATACTCCGCATGTAAAAAGCAAAGAATAAGTAGAAACTACTTTCATAAACTCATCTATGGATTTATGTTTATTATCTGCTTTTAGATTTAACCACTCAGCAGCTTCCGTATTTTTGCGTGCAGGAGGTTTCATAAAAAGAAAACCAGATAACAAATCAGCTAAGGGTTGTATTTGATTAAAGTAAACTGCTCTTTTTTTTCGTTGAGAAAAAGAAGCGGCGCTTTCTTTGGCATGTGAAAATAGATAATCGCCATTTTGATAATTGAGCCCCCCTCTATAAGAATTATAGATTAGTTCCCATATCTCTTCTCGTTCTTTGATTTGAGAATTTCTTCTTGAAAAAATAATTGCGTAAGGATCTTTCTCTGAAACCATTTATTACCTTAATCCATTTCTAATTATTTCATAATCAATACTTCGAGTTATGTCTAAATCCTCAGTATAACTATATTTTTCTGATTGTAAAAAGTATTGATAACTATCAAAATAAGCACGCACACATTTTTGAAAAGCTTCTGCTTGCTTCCCTGCTGCACGAACACACTCTTCGTCTTCATAAGTGATTACTATTGATTTTATTTTTTTATCTAATTTCATAAGTTCTCATTGAGAATTAAAAAATAGCCCTCATATCGGAGAGGGCAAGCCCGAAGGTTTATCCGTATCGTGGAAATTCCGATTTCATTAAATTGTGAGAGAGCAATATTATGAAACCATTACTATAGTGCTAAGTTATCTCTCTCTATATAAGTTAGTTATAACTTACAAAGTTAGACATAAAAAGTCAACTACATTTTATATTAGGTTAATTAAAAGGATTGTTCTTTAGAGGGAGTAGAGGAAGTTCTTCTCTCTTTTTTACTCATAGTTTATTCCAGTGGTCTAATCATTGATTCTATAAAATCTATTTCTTCACTTGTTATTTTATATTTTGCATATAATTTTT